TGCTCCATGCCTTGCATGAATTGCTTAAGGAAGTCTTTCTTGCTCTCGTCCTTCGCGATGAACTCCACATGCGCCATGATGTGGCCACCCTTGAATTGGATGGAGCGGACTGCCTTGGCAAGTTCCGCGACATCTCCCGCGCCTGCCTGCACCGCCTGCATGCTGGTTTGAATCTGCAACATGAGATCGGCGAAGTGACCTTGGGCGTGTTCGATGTGGGGATCGGTCGGCAACACGGGGAAGTTCGCGGGGTTCACGAACACATCGGTCATGCCAGCGTTCTCGAAACCAATGATTCGCATCGTGTCGTCAATCTTGCTCATCTTGGTGTTGCGATACCTAGTAACATTGTCCCGACCTGCTAGTGCCGCGATTGCGTCCTTGACCGCGTTCTCCTGACCTTCGTTGGCTGGGGTGATTGAGGTGTAGCCCAGCAGTTTATCGGCAACGATAAGTTTGTAGCTCGGACTTCCTGCTCCGTTAATCAGGTTAGAACGAACGCTGGTAATGTTCTTCCACTTGGCAGCTTCTTTCGGTGTGCCGAGTTCTTCCAATATCTCGTAGAACTTCTGGACATATTCCCAGCCATCATCGTCCCGAGTAGAGGATACAAAGCGTCGGTAGAGTTCTCTAAAGTATAGCGTTTCGCACTCGTTGAATCGGCGGATTTGTGTGCCAGAAAGTTTGGCGGATTCAGCGGCGTCGAGTTCTGCTTCGCCTTTGGTGCGTTGCTTTCCTCCAGCGTTGGGCGCGTTGATGCGATACTGCCCCATCCCACGATAGAGATCGCCCATGTAAAATTGCATGAACTGCATGCTCTCCTGCACCGGAAGTTGGATGCGGTTCTGCGCGAACTTCGCTCCGTCTGGCATGATGCTCATTGGCAGCCATTCCATTTGCTTGAGCATCTTGGTAGCGTCGGGGGACTGGCCTTCCAAGAGGAGCATGGAGTTGAGGCGAACGGCATCCACGATGCTGTTCATGGTGAAGTCATACTGGCGGCAGGCGACGAATGCCGACTCTGCCAGACTCTTGATGTCATGGAACATTCCAGAGCCAACCGAGTCGGTCAGCATATAGAGAATCTGGTCCCAGCTTTCATACATGCCCACCTTGAGGCACAGAAACCCGTGCTGCTCGCGCACGACATCTTCGCTGATTTTGTCGCCGGGGCGCAGGTTCTTGTTGATGTATTCGGACATCGGGTAGTAGTCCTGAAGGATTACTCCCTTGGAAATCTTGCCGTCAAACTCACGCCAGTAGATTTCGTATAGATCAATCTTCTGGTTCACGGACAATGACCAGTTGAAGCTACCTTCCGAGATCATGCGGAAGAAGTCTTCGCGGGTGCGGTTATGCTCGCTAAATGCTCGGTGGAATCGGATCGCGTCAATTACCGCGTCGATGTTCCATCCCATGTCTTTCGCGGCCTGCCCCTTTTCAACGATTTTGTAAAGTTCATAGGGGGTGGGTCGGCGGCGAACAACGAACTCTTCAAGATTGCTGAAATCAATTTTGATATCGTCGGGAAACAAGACATCAGAAAGGAAGACATGCTTGGGCATCCAGCCGAGTGGGCTTTCCCACATGCCGATGCCTTTCCCGTAGAGGAGCATTTCTTCAAGGTCTTGCTCCTTGTTATATAGATACCCCGGCCATTCTCGCAATGCTTGGTCGAATGCGTGCGTGATGTTCTCCGAGTGGACGAGCCTTTCTTTTTCGTTTCCATATTTTGTGGTGATTGTGGCGCAGGCTTGGCGCTCTGTGAGGATGTCGTAGAAGGAAGACTTCTGGTTGTTTACGATGAACTCCATCTGGCCCCAGTTGACATTGGCGGAAAATGGTAATGTCTTCTGCGCCAGCTTGCTATAGTCAGTCGGTGGAAATCTTTTGTAGTTTTTGTATAGCCTCAAGCGTTTGTTCTCACGCCCGACATTGTTCCTAGCGAGATTGTCAGCGATGCTCCAAGCATGGTTGCTAGAGGAGATTCGTGTCTTCGGAGGATTGCCGTCCTCGTCTAGGGTTAGCAAGGAAAATGAGTCTGGGCCTATGGATAGCATGGTTGGTTAGTATCGTTGACGATAATTATTTTACAAGATTTTGTTCAGTTTTTCCCTGCGCTTCCCGCATGACAGACAACCCTTCGCCTTCTTCTCCAGCTTGGTTCCTGTTAGCTTGTCTATGACGCGGGCGGCTCCGTGTATAACATTTGCAACCACATCGCCGGATTGGGGCCAGCAACGATCCTCTGGTTGGCGGGCGCAGATTTGTTGCTCCACCTGATACTCTAGATCGGCGGGGACTGCCTGCCCGTTTGACTTCATATCCTTCTCGATGTTTGAGATTAGGTTGCTCCAAGTGGAACCGTAGACAATCGCGGGGAAGTCGAGGTGGGAGCCAAGCTCTGGTCGCTTGATGACATATTTGTAGTAGAACCCACCGACTGGTCCTCTGTTGCGATCTTTGAGTTTCATGCTTGCTGTAAACAAACTTTTATTGTTATGTTGGAGGAATGTCAAGCACGAATGGTAGGGAAAAATACGGGATGTTCTTTCCCGCAGAGATTGATGACCTCGCTATAGAACTCTATTGCTACGCTCTTACCCGAGGCAGGTATGGTAGGTGGCTCCAACAAGAGACGGGAATTAACCTTGCGGATCACAAGCTCCTCACTCCTTTTGAGCATTTTATCAAGGCGGTTCAAATCCAATGGCCGCGAGATGTCTCTATCAAGAATCGCGGGTATACCAATACCCAGCTACTCCGAACCCTAGAGGAACTGTGCAATAACGACGATGTGGTTCTCGCGGGAGCTGCGTCCATGGGCAAGTCTTTCCCTGTCGGTCTATGGATTCTCCTAGACTGGTGCGCGGCCCCGCATTGCACTTCTTCTTGGGTGGCGACTACCACTATCGGTGCGTCGGAGGATCGTATCTGGGGTATCATTGCCAAGCTATGGAAGCTCCAGCGGGTTCGCTTTGGTCAGTTGATTGATTACCGCCACATGATTGTCTGGGATGGCGCCGAGGGCGATGATGAGCGCGATTTTCAAAATGCTATCAAGGCTCTTGCTTTCGAGCAGGGTTCCGCTGGTCAGAAGGCTATCGATACTACCCGTGGTCGTAAGAACAAACGAGTAAGGATGGCGATGGATGAGTTGCCCGAAATGGAGATGGGCGCGATCACCGTCCGCTCCAACCTCGCCTCCAACAACGATAAGGTCTTCATCGGTATCGGCAATCCTAGTGTCGGCGACAATCCTCATACCCGCTGGTGTTTGCCTAAAGGTGCTACCAACTTTGATGGGGTGAATATGGATATGGAGAAGTGGGAGACCGAAACGGGAATCTGCCTCTTCTACAACGGCATGAAGTCGCCGAACTTCCAAGCCTCCGAGGGTGAACCTTCTCCCTTCCCGTTTCTAATGGACCGCGAAAAGCAGGCGGATATGCTCAAGCTCGCCTATGGGGATGCCAACTCCGTGGACTATATGCGGAACGCTATCGGGTGGTGGCCGAAGTCTGGCTTCGCTCAAACTATTCTCACCGCAGATGTGATCAGAAATGCCAATACTAATGAAGAACCACTTTGGGATTCTGAAGGTATGGTAAAGGTGGCGGGGTTCGATACTGCCTTTACTGCTGGGGGAGACCGCTGCGTTCTCTCTGTGGGTAAACTAGGATTCGTGCGCGGGACCAAGAACAAGGTTCTCTACCTAGAGAAGCAGCACATCATTCAGATATCTGCCAATGCTACTGCCGAGTTTGAGATTCAGCTTGCCGAGAAGGTCGTAGAGATCTGCCGCGCTGCTGGTGTCCAGCCGCATCGCTTTGGTATGGATGTCTCGGGTGATGGCGGGCGAGTCGGGCAGGCTATCATCCGCGAGTGGCTGAAGTATGACCAGAGCGGGCATAGCATTATTCTTATCTCTTCTATGGGTAAACCGACTGATAGGATCGCAGCGGAGGTCGATAAGCGGCCTTGTAGTGAGGTCTATGATCGAATTGTAAGTGAATATTGGTATTCTATTTACCACGCATTTCGCTCAAGGGTTATATTTGGAGTGGATTACGCTTCTGACCTTGGTCGCGAACTCTGCCTCCGTAGATACGACATAAAGAATAAGAAGATCAGTATCGAAACCAAGAATGATTACAAGGCTCGCGTGGGGTCTTCGCCTGACCTAGCGGATTCAATGGCCTACCTCGTAGAGCTAGCCCGCCGATTCGGTCTTGTTTTTATCGGTAACGATAAAGTAATGCCGACTAACCGATTTTGGGCTAGGGAAGAAAAGCCTGTCGAGATCGTTGAAGAATACTCTTCAGATAATTGGGGCGAGGATTAGAGCAGGCTGAACGCTTCTGCCACCGTATCGTTGAACGAGAATGGTGCGGCTCCCCAGTCTTCTTTCGGCTCCGCAGATTGCACATACTCCGCCAAAATTGTGTTCGTCCATCCCTTCACGGCGTTGAGTTTCTCGCTCACTTTGCCTGCTGCTTGGAGTTGCGCGGCGAGATCGAGGAGTGTGACTAACTGGGTGGGGCCGTAGCCTTCTTTCTCCAGCCAAGCATTCGCGGTGTAGGTGGCTGGGGCGGGGATGACCCATTGGCCATTTTCCCATACCGCATCTGGTGATGGGGCGGGCGGGGTCAATTCATACTCGTCCAGCTTTGGGTTGCTCGTCTCCGTCCAGAGATCAATCAGTTCTTGCGCGATGTCTTTGCGATCAAATGTGGTTTTGTTGTAATAGTTAGGCATAGACTCTTGGGTGGGCTGCTACGGTTGCGGTGTTGTTGTTTGTAATGGTTAATCCTCCACGCACATCTTGGAGATCGCGGACGAGAGGAGCGTAGAAAACGAGGTTCTGCGGGCGCACTTTGTCGCAGGTCATGCCTTTGGCGAGCGAACCGACTTCGGCGTCGGTAAGGGCGACATCCCAGATTCCGGCTTCTGCAATCAATCCGTCGTGATAAATGCCAATGCTGGGGCTCCTTCTTGCGCCGATTGTTATTTGATTGAAAGCACTAGGCGTGCTTGAAAGTGTTTGCGTTGCCTTATTTCCTCCGTTGAAAAATATACTTCTTGAAGTGGAGGATTCAAAAACTCCCGCAGCGTGTCCCCACACATTTGTTGTAAAATTTGCAGTTGCCGCTAAAAAACCAACTTGAGCGCCTGCCGAGTTAGCTGAATTTATTCCGACCTGCGAATTAAATAAAACTAAAAATTGAAAAGAAGAATTGCTGCTTTGATTTAAGCAAACTAAAGCGCCTCCATTTGCGGTATTTACTCCACCAACAGTATCAGACTTAAACCAGCACGCCATTGTGTATGGAGTCCCACTTGCGGGAGTAGAGGATGTGGTTAAGCTTTTTGTGCCATTAAACTCGTAAGCCATATTACGCCGCGCTCCTGATTTCGACGGCGATGAGTTCAGCATCTCCAGTCATAGTGTCGCTTCCGTTGTTCGCATCGCGGTTGATCTTGAGGCGGAATCCGTCTCCAGCAGTTACCGAGTCGATGGTAGTCAGTGTGATCTCCGAGTAGTTCGGCACTCCGCTAGTTCCATTTGTGGTGGTTGTCACGCTGGCTGCGGTATCGAATGAATCGGTATCAATATCGGTGGTCATCCTCTCTAATGCAGCGTCCCACACGCAGTCTCCCGATGTGGCAGTAGTAGCAGTCCAGATCAGGCGAATCTTGAGTCCACTCCCCAGCACGGCGGCTTCGGGGATTACTCCAAGAAAAATCGCGCTTTCGTCGGTGGCATCATCAAAGTCGAGGATTGCGATGCTGTTGCGAGTGTCTAGCGTGGCGAAATTTGTAGCTGGGGGTTGGTTATCTTGCGCGTTAAATCTTGCGTAAGTCAGAGATGTCGCGCCATATTCAGTTCCACTTGAATT